GCTCACCCAGGTCGACCAGCAGGGGCGCCCGCTGGTCGTGCCCGGCACCCCGAACAACGTGGGCTACAACCAGGCCGCCATCGACACCGACGGCCCCGTCTCCATGGGCCCGGTCGGCTTCTACCAGGGCCTGCCGGTCATCCTCGACCCCAACCTGCCCGTCACGTTCCCGGCGTCGGGCGGCACGAACCCGTCGATGTCCACCGTCTCGGCCGGCCAGTTCGCGCCCGCCGCCGGCTCCGGGGTGTTCACCCCACTGCTGGTCGGCGCGTGGCAGGACCTGTGGCTGTTCGAGGGCGAAATGCGCACCCGGGCCCTGACCGAGGTCCTGTCCGGGAACCTGCAGGTGCGCTTCCAGCTGTACGGCTACATCTCCACCATCCCGAACCGGTTCCAGGCGTACAGCGCCGTGCAGACCGGCAGCGGCCCGACCACGGTCGCGCTGGCCGGTTCGACCGTGTCCTACGCGACCCTCACCCAGTACTCGGCCACAGCCGCGAACAGCGTGCTCAACATGATGCAGCAGGGGTTCTGATGACGGATCTCGCAGCAGGCCGGTACCCCGACTACGAGGTCGAGTGGCTTCTGGACGGGCAGCCCTCGCAGCCCTACCGGCGCTCGATCTCCCGCGGGGATATCAACACCACCGCCGTCACCGGCGCCGCCACCCAGGTCCCGTACCTGGCCGCGGTCCCGGCGCAGATCGGCGACGTTATCAACTTCGTCACCTTCGGCATCGGCACCCTGGCCGGCACCGCGGGCAACACCAGCTTCGTCGTGGTCTACTCCGCGATGCCCACCGCGTCCGCCGCGGCCACCGTCCTGGGCGTGTCGGCGACGACCACGTTCACCGCGGGCGCTAACAAGATCGCGCTGGCGGCGTCTGTGGTGCTCGCCCCGACCATCGGCACCCCGCAGAACGCGGTGGCCTCCACCCTCGGCTCCGGGCCGATCGTGCTCGGCGTCGCGATCGTGGAGGCCTGGACCACCACCGGCTCCCAGTTCGACGCCATGGCCGGCGGCGCGTCCGCGTTCAAGGGCCTGCTCACTGGACAGATCCCGCTGGTCACGAAGCTACCGACGCTCGGCGGCACGCCGCCGGCCGTCAGCTCCTCCTCCGGGACGACCGTCACCGCGCCGACCACCGGCCTGGTGCCGTACGTGGTGCTCTCCCGGACCTGATCCGGTGCCGGCCGGTAGGGCGCTGCCGGCCGGCACCACCCCACACCCCTACCCGCGCCCGGGAGGAACCCATGTCCACCACTGCCACCAACGGCCGCCACACCCCGCCGTTCGGCGCCGCCGCCATGCGCCGCGCCGCGCAGGACCGGGCCGCGGCCGCGCCGCAGGCGATGCCGTCCACCGCGCTCGGGCTGTGCGCGCACTGCCTGGGCGAGCGCAAGTTCGCCGAGATGCAGATGTTCGCCGCGCTCGGCGACGCGGCGCCCGAGCAGCAGCACCTCGAAGCGCTGCCGCCGGTGCTCCCGGCGCTGTGCCTTATCGGCGGAACCGGGGTGTGCGTCGGGCACGTGCAGGTGGGGCGCCAGTCCGCGCTGCTGGGCCCCGACGGGAACCCGGTGAGCTTCGGCGTGGTCCCGCAGTGACGGCGCCCGAACCGATCCCGCCGACGCCCTCGCGCCAGGACGCCCTCGGCCGGCTGAGCACCGAACGCTGGCACGCGCAGCAGGCCGGCGAAACCGCGCGCGTCGCGCAGCTCGACGCACAGATCCGGCGGCTCTCCTGCGCCAACACCGCGGCCAACCCGGCCCGGGAAACCACCAGTGCCGCGCCCGGCCGAACCGAGCGGCGCACCCCACGGAAGACAGGTAACTGACATGTCGCTCGCCGACGCCGTCCTGGAGTCCCTGCGGGGCTTCGCCGCCGAGGTCTCCACCTGGACCAACCAGGGCTCCCTGACCTCCATCAGCAGCCACATCGCCCAGATCGAGTCCGCCGCCGCTACCGACCTGCACGCGGGCGAGACCGCCGCCAAGGCCGTGCTGGGCGAGCTCTACGGCGCGTTCCACGGCCACCAGGGCGCCGAGCCGGGCCCTACGCCGCCGGCGGCTGCATCGGCCCCGCAGACGGCATCCACGTCGTCGGCTACCACCGGGACTTCGACCCCTGTTTCGGCCCCTTCCTCGGCTTCCGCGTCCGGCTCCCCGGCGCAGCCCGCACCGACGATGGCGTCTGAGCCGGGACCGGAGGTCACCGTGCCGGACACGGGATCGCACGTGGACCCCACCCCGGCGCCGGGCACCACCGGGGGGGCTTCCTCGGCGCCGTCGAACACGCCCTCGGCATCGACTGACACCCCGGCCGCGCCGACGGCGCCGACCGCCTAAGAGGTCTGACACGTGCCCACCTACTCCATCTCCACGGTGACCGCGACGCTGGTCGCGTCCACCGCGTACACCGCGGTCGAGATCAAGCCGCCTGCGGGTGTCGGCATCGTCGTGAAGAAGTGGTGGGTGGACGTCACCGGCGCGTCCGGCGACAAGCCGCTGCTGGTGCAGATGGGTCCGTTCTCGGCCGCCGTGAACACCCTCACGGCGATCTCGGCGGCCAACGTCCCCAAGGTGGACTACGGCCAGAACGGGCTAAACGCCCAATCCGCGGTCGGACTCAACGCGACCGTCGAGGGCGCGGGCACCTTCAGCTCCGGCTACGAACAGCGCACGATCCTGCCGCTTAGCAGCCAGATCTTCTGGGACGTCGTCGCCGGACCGGCGGACAACACCGCCTGGTGGTTCCCGCCGTCGACCACCTCCGTGCGGCTGCGCATCACCCCCGGCGGCTCGATCACGACGGCGACCGCGACCTGCGGCATGACCTGGTACGAGGGATAAGGAGAGCGCATGAGCGTCACGATCGAGACAGTCACCATCGCGGACGGCGCGGCGACCACGCTCGCCCTCGGGCCGCTGCCGGCACCAGCCCACGTCCTGGTCATCTCCGACAACGACGTGTGGATGGCCACCTCGGCCGGCATCGAGGTGCGCCAGGGAATCCCCGGCGTGGCGCTGCTCGCGGCCGACGTCCTCAACCCGATTCCGCTGAACCTCGCCACTGGAGATGAGCTTTTCTTCGGCTCAGCGCTGGGCAACGGACCCGTCGACCTGACCTTCATCATCACCGCGACCTGAGAGGAGGGGGACAGCGTTGCCGTACGAGCTCGGGGGCGTCGTCCCCCTCACCTTCACAGCCCTGGACACGACCGGCGCGCCGGCGAACGCAACCCTGTGCACCCTGACGATCCAGCGGCCGTGGCCGGACGGCTCGACCGACGGGCCGTTCACACTGGCCGGAACGAACGGCGTCTACACCTACAACTACCTCACCCAGATCGCCGGGCGGCACACCTACCGGTTCCTGGCCACCGGCACCCCCGGGCCAGGCGTGGGCGTCGGTGCGCAGCCGGACGTGTTCGACGTCGTCGCCTCGACCGCGGCCGGCATCGTGTCGCTCGCGGATGCCAAGGCGATGCTTAACATCCCCGCGAACGTCACCACCTTCGACGCGAAGATCCGCCAGTACGTGCGCTCCATCACCGGGTTCGTGGAACGCTACTGCGGCCCGGTCACCGTGCAGCAGATCACCGAGCGCGAATACGGCGGCGGCATCGAGATCGTGCTGCGCAAGCCGCCCGTGATCGAGGCGCCGCTGCAGGTCTCCCAGATCGTGGCGATGACCCCGGTACTCACATACGGGCTGATCTACGACCTGACTTTGCTCAACGTCGATTTCAAGACGGGCATCATGCGCCACACCGCCGGTTTACCATTTATATACGGTCCCTATGACCTGACCTATTGGGCCGGGCGCCCGGTCGTCCCCGACGAGATCCTGCTGGGCACGGAATCGATCCTCAAGCACCAGTGGGAGCAGGAACGCGGGGGCGCCGGCCGCACCGGCGCGTACGGCGCCGACGACACCACGATCATGTGGGGCTTCGCCATCCCCAACCGGGCGCTGGAGATGCTCGAGCCGCAGCGCACCCCCTCGGGGATCGCATGAGCACCACCACGATCCCCGCCGCGCTGGCCTACCTCGTCACCACCGCGACGAACACCTGGGCGACCGACCAGAGCGTGTATGTGTTCGACGGTCCACCCCCGGTGGGCTTCAACCTGGAGTTCCCCACCAAGATCTGGATCGGGTGCGACCCGACGAAGCTCGACGCCATGGGCGACGAGGTCGTCGCGGGGGACTACAACGTCGCCACCCTGACCCAGGGCCGCACCTTGCAAGAGACCTACTCGATCGTGTGCGCCGTCGAGCACTGGGACGGCGGCACCGACCTCAACGAGGCCCGCGCCGCGGCGTTCTCGTACTTCGCGACCTTCGAGAACTTCGTGCGCGGCCTGCCCGGCTCCGGCGGCCCGGGCGACACCACCATGGGCGGCGCGCTGGGCACCGCCGGCTGGTCGCAGGTCTCCGGGGGCCTCGCCCTCTACCAGGAACAGCAGTCCCCAGGCTGCGACGTCGTGATCGTGTTCCACGTCAGCTGCACCGCGCGGCTCACCTAGAAGGAGAAGACAGGCATGGGTCAGGTGCGCAACGACACCGGCGAGATCAGGGTGTTGCCCACGGCCGACTATTCCGGCGTGAAACCCGGGGGCGTCGTCGAGGTCAACGACGAGGACGTGTACCACTGGGTGGCCGGCGGATGGACACCGTTGAGCAGGTATCCGGTGCCGTACCGGCTCTACCCGAACCACCAGCATGACCCGCTCGCGTTCTCTCTGCCAGAGCCGCCCGAGGACGACCCGTCCGCGATCGCCGTCGGCGAGCCGCACGACGCCGCGCCGCAGCCGGCCGCGCCCGCACCGCAGCAGACCCCCGCGGCCGCCGCGCCCGTCGCCGCATCCGAGCCGTCCCAGGCCGCCCCGGCCGGGGCCGACCCGAAGGAGCAATAGGCGATGACGATCAGCACGATCGGCTCGGGTATCGGCGCCTCGTTCGCCATGGTCGAAGAGGCCAGCTACGCCGTGGTCGTCGGCTCGCCCACGTGGAAGTTCTACGAGCCCATGGACGGCCTGCAACCGAAGAAGGTCAAGAACACCAAGCAGTCCAGCACGCTCGCCGCCGGGCGCCTGGTGGACGCCTCGCAGCGCCGCGTCGTTACCACGCAGGGCGCCACCCACAGCGCCACCTTCGAATGGTGCCAGGCGAATAAGTTCACCAGCCTGCTCAACCAGCTCTCGAACACGTTCACCACCGGCGCGGCCGGTAGCCAGGCGGCGGCCGCCGGTATCTACTCCGCCGGATCCCGGGTGACCACCTCCGGCAGCACCTACGCGTACGCGCACACCTTCCGCAACAACATCGCCGGGCGGTCCGTGGCGATGCAGGTGGGCATACCCACCACGGACGCGGTTCTGCGCCAGTACGACCTGCTCGGCTGCAAGCCCACGAAATACGCGTGGAGCATTGAGAAGGACGCGTTCCTAACCTGCCAGACCGACTGGGACGGCCGCGTCTACGAGGACCCGCTGATCACAGCGTCCTATCAGGGCTATCCCAGCGGCGCCGGACAGACCCCGTACACCCAGGCCACTCCGTCCTACACCGCCGCGTCGCCCTGGCACTGGGCGCAGTCGCAGATCCAGATCGGCGCGTCCGCCACGGCCGCCTCCACCGCCGGCCTGATCGACGGGGTCACCAAGTTCCAGCTATCCGTCGAGCACCCGCTCAACGTCGCGCGCCAGTACATGGGCAATGCGGGCCTGAAAGACGAGCAGATCGTCAACAACGTCTACAAGATCACCGGTACGGTCAGCTCCGACTTCGTGAACAAGACCTACTGGGCCGACGCGTTCTACTCGGACACCCCGTTCTCGATCATCGTGACGTTCACGCCCGCCGGGACGCTGTCCGGGACAGTCAACGCGATCCAGTTCGTGCTGAACAACGTGTTCCTCGACAACGAGTCGCCGACCGTCCCCAACAAGGACGTGGTCAACACCTCGTTCCCGTTCACCTGCCTCTACGACCTGACCAACGAACCCCTCATGGTGATCATCCAGACCACCGACGCCACGGTCTGAGGCTGCTGCGATGGCGACGCTGAAGATCGAGGGCTCCGACCAGCTGCGGGAACTGGCCGCGAAGCTCAAAACGGCCGACCCGAAGATCCGCCGCGAGCTGGTCAAATCGCTGCGCCCCTCCGTCAAGAAGATCACGGGGGAGATCCAGGAGACCGTGCGCTCCGCCCCGTCCGAAGGCCACAAGGGCCTCGGGCACGAACGGCGCGCCGCGCACACCCTGGCGCGCACCAAGGGCCTGTCGACGAAGGCCGCGGTGGCGCGCGCCTCGAAGAAGCTCGGCCCGAATCAGGGCCTGGGCGAGTTCGACCGCCTCGTGGAAGCCGAACGGGAGGCGCACCGCGCCAAACAAGTGAAGAAGGCCGAAGAAGCCGCGGGGCTGCGCGAGTCGATCGCGTCCGCGACCGCCGGGTCCATCTCCACCGGCTCGAAAGCCACCGGGGTCAGCGTCACCTGGAAGGTGCGGGCCGCGAAATTGGCCAACCGCCAGCGCAGGCTGCCGCGCGACTTCAACCGGGCCCGCGGCTGGCGCCACCCCGTGTTCGGCGACCGGGAGAACTGGGTGAGCCAGCAGGGCCTGCCCTACTTCGACGACGTGATCAAGCGGCACAACGGCGACCTGGAGAAGCAGGTCGTCGAGGGCCTCACGCGCGCCGCCGAAGCGATCCTGCATCCGGAAACCTAGAAAGGGCAGCGCCATGCCTGCATTGAAAATCGACATCGGCGAAACGCAGCACCTAGTCGACCTCGACGGCCTGATGCTCTCCGAGCTTGAGATCCTCGAGGAACACGCCGGGGTCAACGCCGAAGACCTCAACGACCTCGCGTCGCTCAGGAAGTTCCGGTTCATCGGGCACATCCTCTGGCTGATCAAGCTACGCGAGGCTGCGGCCGCCGAGGGCATCGCGCTGCGCGAAGCAGCCCTCAAACACCCGCGCGACCAGTTCGACATCAGCACCGGATCGCTGCGGATGGAGCTTGTCGGCGCCCCAAAATCCAGCGCCGGTCCCCGTACGCCGACAACCCGTATGCCCCGAACCGGCTCAAGCAAGCCCCGCGCACGCTCCGCCAAGACCGCTTCCGCGAAATCGGCCGCTTCGCCGAGGTCTTCGGCATCCGGCCCTGGGAGCTCGAGCGGCTGACCCTCAAAGAGTTCCGCGCCCTGCAGAAATACCTGGACAAACGAGCCGAACAGTAAGGAGGTGACCCACGATGGCGAGCGCGGACCTGGTGTTCCGGCTGTTCGCGAAGAACGAGGGCGCCTCCGAAGAGATGGACAAGGTCGGCGACTCCGCCGAGCACGCCGCCGACAAAATCGACAAGGCCAGCGGCAAGAAGGTCGAGGTCGACGCCGACAAGGCGAAGAACGACCTCGACGACGTCGGCGACAAGGCCGAGAACGCCGGCACCAAGGCCGACCAGGGCGGCGACGGGTTCCTGTCCGCGCACGGCAAACTGCTCGCCCTCTCCGGCGCCGCGGTCGGCGTCGCCCCCGCGATCGCCGCGATCG